CGGCACCCCCAGCCCCTGCGTCTCGAACGCGAAGTCGCACAGCACGCCCGTCTGGTCGTACTGCGACCCCTGCGCGAACTGCCGCACGGTCAGGGTCGTGAACGCGGTGCCGAACGCCGTCGGGGTGTAGGTCCACTGCGGCGTCGGACTGGCGCTGTAGGTGGCGTCCAGCCCCGCGGCCTTGAGCCAGCGGTGCACCTCGTTGGGCGGGAAGGCGCTGGCGCTGTAGGCAGAGCCCAGCCCCTTGGGGAGGCAGACGAACTGCCCCTGCCGGAACCGGCCAGCGGGCGCCGTGCGCCGCTGCGGGCCCAGCGTGCCGGATCCGCGCCCGGTGGCCCCGTCGAAGACGTAGTCGTACGCCGTCGGGGCCTCCGGGTCGCCGTCGCCGATGTACGGCGTGCAGGCGTCGGTCGCGTTGGAAAGGGTCTCAGCGGTGCCGGAGTCGGCCTCCTCCTTGGCGAGGATGCCGATGACCTGGTTGAGCCGTGCCGCGGTGGGCATACGTCAGTCCTCGGAGCGGGGGGTCGGGGAATCGGCCGCCGGGGTCGGCGGCGCAGCGGGGGCCAGCGCCACGCGCTCCGCGCCGTCCAGGGCGGCGGCGGGCGGCTTGGCCATGTAGGCGGCGCGCTTCGAGAGCGCGAGGTCGGCGGGGAACGGGACCTTGCAGGCCTCGGTCGCCGACAGGGGGTACAGGAAGTAGTCCATGGGTCCTCAGCTCGTGGCGAACAGGTCTCGCACGCGGACCGTCAGCAGCATCCCCATGGTGACCCGACTGTCGTCGTTCGCCTGGTAGAGCTCGGTCCGGATCTCGCGCAGCTCCAGCAGCTGCACCTGGTTGCGCAGCCGGGCCGCCTCACCGGCGGCGGTCGTCCAGAGGGTGCCGAGGCACGCGGTCACCGCGCGCAGCACCTGGGCGGTGTCGTTGAACGCCACCTCGGTGGCCACGTTGGCGGCGGCGTACCGGATGCCCAGCTCCACCAGCACGTCGCTGGGGTAGGGGCGCACCACGGGCGAGGTCAGGGTGATGGCGGTGGCGGTGGTCGTCACCAGCAGCGCCGGCAAGGCGTCGGGGATCTGCCCCCGGGCCACCTCGGGATTCCGGGTGTCGTCGGACACCGTCACCGGGGCGGCGCGCGTGACGCCGGCCTCCAGCGGGGCGGCCAGCAGCGTGGCGTTCACCCCGTTGGTGGGGTCCGCCATCCAGTCCGCCACGACGCGCACGGCCTCGAACAGCACGGTCAGGTCCCCGCGACAGGCGCCAGCACGTAGCGCACGATCTCGCCGTCCTCGAAGGGCAGCACCGCCCGCACGTCGTAGGCGGCGCCGTCCACGGTCAGGCGGCTGTTCTGCTTGACGGCGGCGGGCAGCGCCCCCCGCTCGATCGTCAGGATGCGGGCGTCCCGGCGCACCTCGCCGCCCACCCCGTCGTCCAGCAGGTCGGCGGAGTGGTCGAACAGGCCGCGCACCCGGGTGGTCCCGTACACCACGGGCACCGACAGCGGGCCGCGGAGCATGACCCGGAGGTGGCGGGACACCAGCGCCGGAGGCATCAGCGCGCCCGGCGCGGGCGCCCGCGCGGCATCCCACGGTCCATGCGCGGGAGGTCCCCAGCGTCGGGGACCACCCGCTCCGGCTGCGCCGCGGCGGCGTGCGCGAGCTCCGGGAGCTCGGCCCGACCGTCGGCCAGCATGGCGCGCGCGCTCTGCGGGAGGAGGTCAACCACCTCCCCCACGCGAGTGCCGTAGCGCAGCCGGACCAGCATCAGTCGACGCGGGCGTTGTTGCCCAGCTCCGACGCGTACTTCGGACGTGCGACGATGAACGCCGACGTGATGTTGCCGGCTGCCGATGCGCCCGTGCTGAGGCGAACCGCATCGAATCCGCCAGCAATGTCCAGCGCCGCCGGGTCGATCAGGAACTCGACGCGCTTGGCCGTGGTGGCGGCCGAGGTGGTGAAGTTTGCCGCGTTGGCGCCGCGCACCGCCACCGTCGTGGTGGCGAGATCCTGCGCCGAAAACACCGGCACGGCGGAGATCGCCTTGGCGCCTGCGCCAGCCACGTTGGTGCACTGCTCCGGCGTCAGGGTGACGGTGTTGGCGGCACCCTGGTTGACGTACGCCACCAGCTTCACCACGCCGGTGTACAGCTTGAGGCTCACGGCGCGCGAGGCTCGGCCCGCGGCGTCCGCCGCCGGGTCGAGGATCGGCAGCACCTCGAAATCGGTCACGTTCATGGAAGCGGTCCTCAGCGAAGGGAAGCGATGGGGCCGATCGGCCCCATCTCAGTGAGATCAGCGCGCCGCGAGCGCGACGAAGGCCGACTGCGTGTTGGAGCCCTTGAACGGCGTGATCGGCGCGGCGAGCATCGGCTGGCCATCGCAGCGCTCGGTGAAGCGGAACGTCTCCTCGCCCTGGATGAAGCGCACATGGATCGAGCGCTGCATCTTCGCGCCGCCCTTCACGCCAAGCGCGAAGAACGACGGATCCGCGAGCACGATGTCGCCAACCTGTCCGATCGTCGACGCGAACTCCACGGCCACCACGGGACGGTTGTACAGCGTGCCGTAGCGCGAGCCGGAGAGGCCCGTGGGCGGCACGTAGACCGGCCAGTTGCCGATCGTCATGAGCGGCAGCTGCGGCTCGGCGTCCTGGTTGATGTACCACACGGCGTTGGCACGCGCCGACGGGTGCAGGCGCGCCCACATCTTGGTGATGTTGGGCGCCACGATGGTGCCCGCCGTCTGGCCGGCCTCCGCCGCCTGCGTCACCAGGGCGCCGGAGTTCATCCAGCCAAGCATTTCGCCCGTGCCGTTGCCCTCCCACACCTCGCGCTCCTTGGCAAAACGCAGCTCGCTGGAGAACGCCTGCTCGACGATCATCGAGGTCGCGGGCGCGTCCTCCAGCTGCTCCTCGGTGACGTAGCAGACGCCGATCAGCTTCTTGGTGAGGTCCAGCGCCACCCGGCGGTACTTCGGGCGCGTGGCGTTCGCCGTGTCGTTCTCACCACCACGGAACACGCGCACGCCACCGAAACGGTTGCCGTTGGTCCGCGCGGTCTCGTCGACCGCCGGCATCACGTACTGGTTGCCGCTGACCGGGATCTCCGTTACGCGGGAGAGGATCTCACCACCATCGTTCGCCATCTGGAAGATGTTGGTCGCGAACTGCGGTGCGATGAGATAGCCGCCGTCGGCACCGACCTGCTCACCGAGTCCCGAGGGTGCGCCGCGCATCACGCCGTGCAGGCGCGGGTCCACAGGGCCGTCGGCGGCGCGCTTGATGGCGCGCAGCTGGTCGACCAGCGACCCGAACGGGCGGTCCTGCTCCCGGTTGTGCACGTCCTGCACCACGGGCGCGGGGGTCACCACCGCGGGCGCCGTCGCCTTCTCGCGCAGCGTCCGGATGACCTCCGTGCGGGCCTGCTCCACCGTCACGCCGTTGCTGATCCAGTCCGCCAGGCGCTCGGTCAGCCCGCCCTCGCGCGCGAGGACGGCCAGCTGCTCGGGCCGGGTGTCCGGGGCAGGGGCCACGCCCCGCTCCGAAGCGTTGTCGACAGCCATACTCCGCTCCTTCTTTGGGGCCTCATCGGCCACTGCCGGGATGTCGCTGGGGGTCGGCGCGCGTCCCGGCGCACCACGTCCGACCCCGACGTCGTAGTCCGCCGGCACGGTCACCGTGCTGGCCTCGTAGATCATCCAGCCGCGGTACCGGCGCACGAGCTGGCCGGCCGCGTTCTTCTCCTGCGTGTAGGTCGCGCCCGGCCAGTAGCCGATGCTGACCTTCTTCCGCACACCGGACCGCATGTCGGCGAACAGCCAGGCGGCGTCGGGGTGGTTGCCCTGCGTCAGCGTGCCCCGGAGGCGCCGATCGGCGTCGAGGCTGACGTCCTGCAGGAGGCCGATCTGGTCCCCCAGCCGGTGGTCGCGCAGGAAGGGCAAGCCGTCCTGCGCGTAGCTCAGGTCCGGCCCCTCGGGGCCGTGGTCCAGCACCTCCAGGTACTCCTCGTCGGTCCGCCAGTCGTAGCGCAGGACCGCGGCCTCGCTGGAGATGGCCACCCGCAGCGCGGCCTCCGTCTGGCCGGCCTCGCGCTCGATGGTCACCTCGCGGTACATCGTGCCCCCCGGGTTGGACCGGGTTGCGGGCGCGAACGGGTCGGCCTCGATGGGCGTCTCGGTCAGCAGGTCGGTCGGCATCTCAGGCGCTCCTCGCGCGAAGCGGCAGCACGGTGCGGGCCGGCGTCTCCCCATCCGGGGAGGCGGGCGCCTCGTCCGCCGCGGTGGCATCGACCACGACCTCGCCCAGCGTCACGCCGCGCGCCTCGGCGTACTGCTGCTCCTCGGCCAGCTGGTCGACGATCTCGAAGTAGTCCACGCCTTTTTCGGCGCACAGCTGCTGCCGCGACGTGAGCCCCTGCTGCAGCGCCATGGTGGACGCGGTCAAGTCCTTGACGGGGTCGATCCACGGCCAGCCCTTGCACATCCAGTTGGCGTACCCGGCCAGCTGGGCGCTATCCATGGAGACGGACCCGAGCCGCCCGGTCAGGAGCGCCATGCGCACCCAGTCCGCGAACACCACGTCGCACAGCTGCTCGACCAGCAGGTCCTGCTGGTGCAGCTTGGACTGCTCCATCTCGCGCACGCGGTCCGTGCGCATCGAGGAGAAGTTCACGTCGGCCAGGTCGCCGGTCAGGCTGGCGTACGACCGCCCGAAGGCGCGCGCGATCCCGCGCTTCACCACCTTCATGAACCCGGCGAAATTGGCCGTCGGGTGCTTGGGCTCCCACGGCTGGAACTCGTAGCCGCCAGGGAGCACCCTCGCCGCCCCGGGCTCGGCCTCCATCACCAGCGGAATCGGCTTCCCATCGTCGT